AGGAGTTATCTATTCGTTGGATTGAGTCTGCTGTTAACGACTATCTTAATGACTTGCTTAAAACCAATAATGAGGATTACGTTGTTGCGTCAGATACAGACTCGATATATGTTGTTTTTGACAAACTTGTTGATAAGGTTTTTAAAGAAGAACAAGATTCCTCCAGAGTCGTCCCATTCTTGGATACAGTGGCCAGAGAGAAAATTGAACCTTTTATTAATAAGAGTTACGAGGATTTGCATCAGTATGTAAACTCGTATGAACAAAAGATGGAGATGTCCAGAGAGGTGATTGCAGATAAAGGTATCTGGACTGCAAAGAAAAGATATATTCTTAACGTGCATGATAACGAGGGTGTCAAATATAAAGAACCGCAACTCAAGATCATGGGTATCGAAGCTGTCAAGTCATCTACTCCAGAACCTTGTCGTGAGAAGATTAAAGAAGGCCTGAAGATTATTATGAATGGTACAGAGAAAGAACTCAACACATTCATACAGAATTTTCGTGAGGAGTTTATGACACTACCACCAGAGGAGATTGCGTATCCTAGAAGTGTAAATGGATTGTCAAAGTTTAGTGATTCCAATCAGTTGTTTGCAAAGGGTGCTCCTATTCATGTGAAGGGTGCGATCCTATATAATCATTTGGTTCGTAAAAATAAATTAGGTAACAAATATCCATACATTCTTGAGGGAGACAAAATCAAGTTTATTAATCTAAAACAACCAAACGTGTATCAGTGTAGTTCAATATCTTTTATAACTTTTTTACCAAAAGAACTTGACTTTCACAAAATAATAGACTATGATATACAGTTTGAAAAGTCGTTTGTAGAGCCACTTAACTTTATATTGCAGAAGATAAATTGGTTGGTGGATCGAAGTTATGGAACACAAGGAACATTAGAGGAGTTTTTTGTATGAACAAAGAACAATTAAAGAAATATATAGAAGAAGTAACATGGGATGATGTTAAAGACTTACCCCATACGAATAATCGTATGTATCATAATGATATAGTTGAAAGAAAAGATGTAGAGTCAAATACTACTGGTAGACTCTATTTAATAATATTTGAAGAACCTAATGAGGATGGTAAAGATAGATATTTTGGTTCACAAACTACATCTACAGTTGCAATTTTTATGGAATCAGATTATACAAGTTCAACAGAAACACAAACCTTTTTTGACTCCATGAGTGGAAAAGATTGGAGAATTATTTGTTTAAAAGTTGGTCAAGACTCATCTATTCTTGTAGAGGAGGAAAAGGTGTTAAAAGAAATTGACGCAGTTAACAATGTTCCATTCTTTAACGAAAGTAATGTTAGTGGCACTAAGTTAAAAACTTTAGGTATTCAAGAAGAAATATTTGATAAAATCATAAACAATATTCAAAATGAAGTATATAAAACTGGAAAAGATACTATTAATCACATATACAATTTGCGCCGAGCTCAACCTAGAATGTTTGATATAAATTTAACTCATGTAAATAATATTGGAAAAGATATAGAAGCAACTAAAGGTAAAGCAATAAAGACTATTAGACCAACTATTCTTTTAGAAGATTTTTATGGCCCAGGGCAACACCAAAGAGGTGGTAATACACATTCAATCGAAGCAATGATGAAAGAGAATGTTAGAAGGTATGTAAAAGAATTAAAAGTTATTTTTGTTCCCAAGTCAGATTGGAGTAAGTGTTCTCCAGAAACATTAAGAGATATTTTACGTTGGGATAATGCAAAAGATGAACCAATCTCTCGTATGAATACTGATGAAGAGGAAATCATTGAAAGCTGTCTTGATTTATGTTTAAAGTATGGTTTATCTCACAAAGATGAAAGAGTTAGAAAGAGAGCTCGTATGTTGGGTGCTTCTTCCTCAACAGATTGGGATAAAATCCGTCCAAAATTAAGAGTCCGTCTTAATGGGGAAATATCTGATAATGAACTTCCACCTAACATGGAGAGAATAATTTATACAGATGCTGATATTAAAGAAATTGAAAATCCAAAAGATAAATCAGATAACCATGATATTAAAGTTATATCTACAGTATATGCTGCTAATGGTTTTAATGGTTGGGATTTTTTTGTTAGATGGTTAGATGACCCTGCTAATTTAAAAAGAACTTTACACACACCATTTTTACATGGACGTTCAAGTTTTAAAAAGTATGCAGATATGTGGCCCGATAAACAAAAAGACTTGATTCCAATAATTGAAAACTTATTTAAAGCATATGGTAAAGAAGGTCATTGGACATGGGATGTTTTAGCTAGATGGCAACCAAAGAAAAATAAAGTTACAGTAAATGATTAAACAACTATTAGAAAATCATATATTGGAAAAAATACACCCCCAAGAAGATGTTGCTGTACTTTTATCTGGTGGAGTTGATAGTTTATGTGTCGCAACTGCGATTCATGACCTTGGATACAAAGTTGTTGCGTATAGTTTTCATTTAGAGGATGATGTATCTTACGATTATGAGAAGGCAAAAGAAGTATCTGAAATAATGGGTTGGGAGTTTAATAGTGTAATTGTTCCCACATCAAATTTAGTAGATGATTGGCATAGATTAGTAAAACTAGGTTGTCGTAAGAAGGTTCACTTTGAGTGCTTATTCCCATTTCTATACGTTTACCCAAAAATTTACCAGCGTTATGTGGCCACAGGATGGGGTGCCGATGGGCTAATACCTAATGGTAAGACTGCGGTTATGAGATATAGTAATCCTAAGAAATGGAATAATCATTTAAAATATTGTGAAAAAGTAAAGATGCAATCAATTACATTTAATCAATATAGAAGAAATTATCTTGATGGTGATTGCGCTGGTTATAAAGAGCACACGGCTCTTGCAACTAAACATGGTAAGATTCATATCACTCCTTTCCTAGACTCAAAGGTTAGAGAATATCTTATGGATTTTTCATGGCAAGAGTTAAATATTCCTAGACAAAAAGAAATTTTAAGAAAAGACTTTACTAACCTTGAAAAGTATGGTAAGGTACGTCAACATATAAATTTACATCTTGGTTCTAACATTAATAAGTTATTTGAAACTCTGCTAAATAATAGTGACATAAATTTTAATAACAGAAAAAGAATGATGGACGTTTGTAGAGATTGGTATAAAAAGGAAAGACATGGTATATTACCCATATAATTTAAAAGATGTGAATGATGCATCTGCACAAGAAAAGTTTACTGTAATATCTACTTTTGCTGGTGGTGGTGGATCTTCAACAGGTTATCGTCTTGCTGGTGGTAAGATACTTGCGGTGAACGAGTTTGTAGAGGAGGCAAGAACCACTTATGGTCAAAACTACCCAGCAACTCCAATATTACCAGATGACATAAAGAAGTTATCAGGCCAAGAGTTTTTAGATATCACTGGACTAGAGGCTGGTGAATTAGATGTATTGGATGGTAGTCCACCATGCTCTGCATTTTCGGTCGCAGGTAATATGTCACATGGTAAAGGTAATACACACAAAAATGCATTTGGCAAAACTAAAGGTTACAGTGATATCAAAGAGGTTACAAATGTAGAAGATTTATTTTTTGAGTTTCTTAGAGTTGCAGAGGTTATTAAACCAAAAGTTATTATCGCAGAGAATGTTGCAGGCTTGACTATGGGTGAGGCCAAAACATATTTTAACAAGATTCAAAATACATTTGAAGACATAGGATACGATGTATCTGCAAAAGTTTTAAACAGTGGTTACTTTGGTGTACCACAAACTCGTAATCGTGTTTTCTTCATAGGAATTAGAAGTGACATAACAGAAAAAGTAGGGTTGACATTTTTGAATATTTCTAGTATATTTCCAGTAGAAAGTAAAGATGTAATCCCTTTAGGTCAAGCACTAGAGGGTTTAGTTTATGATGAGGAAGAAGTAAAGACATTGACAGAGAAGTTTTCTAAAACTGCATATTGGAAAGACACTGGCAGTAAGATGCCTAACAATCCAGATAAAGTTTTAACTGGTGCAGATTATCATCACAAGGGTCATCACTTTAATTTGAAAAGAGTATCACTCAAAGCTCCAGCACCAACACTTACTGCGATGGGTAGTAATGATACAACTGCTGGTGCGTTTCATTGGAGTGAACCTAGAAAACTAACGATAGGTGAACTGAAAAGAATACAATCACTACCAGATGACTTTGTTCTGACTGGTAAGTGGAATCAGAAGTCAGAACGTATCGGTAGAATGGTGCCACCACTACTACTAAAAGCTATCGCAGATTCGGTTTATGAAAAAGTTATAAAGGTATATAAGAATGGCTGACTTTACATTTGCACATAGAGAAGAAGGTTTTGATGAACACATTGAAAAGTCAATTCGTGGTTATAGTCATCTACTAAACGATGTGATAAATTACTCACGTTATTTTGTAGAGGATGATACAAATGTCGTTGATATTGGTTGTTCAACAGGAAAGTTAACACAAGCTCTCTTAGAAGAAAATGAGGATCATTGCACAAAGGCAACTTATGTTGGAGTAGAAATTGCAGAGGGTTTTTATGATGACTTAGATGGTAGACATGAACACATTAGTTCTACATATCCATGGGCTGATGTAAACTTTATCAAAGATGATATTCGTAATTATACATTTCAAAACTGTTGTTTAATTACATCTATTTTTACTTTACAGTTTATGCCACCTAGACATAGACAAGAAGTTCTTCAAAAAATCTACGAGGGATTGAATCATGGTGGTGCATATATATTTGCAGAGAAAACAATTTGTGAAGATGCACGACTACAAGACATGATGACATTTAATTACTATGACTATAAAAGAGAAACATTCACAACTGAAGATATCATGGACAAAGAACGAACACTTAGACATATGATGAAACCTAATACATGGACAGAGATATTGGATAATCTGTATCATGCTGGATTTGATGAAAGTAGAGTCCAGCCGTTCTGGAGAAACCACACATTTGTTGGTGCAATCGCAATAAAATAATGGAGTAAATATAGTGGAAAATTTAAGACTAGAAAAACCAAGACCTGGCTTGATAAAACAAGAGGTCTTGACTTACGAAAAAAAAGATGGTAAGATATGGATAACAACAGAAACAAGAAACTATCAAGGTGATGATGATTACATTGATAGTTGGAAATCAGAATGTATAGGTGGATTAAAATGAGTGATTTACCAACTAAAGAACAATTATTAAAAGATCCCATAACAGAGAAATTTGTATTCCTTACAAGTGAAAAATATCCAGATCAAACTTGTATTGGGCTTACAAAAGAAACTGATTTTTGGGGTGTGGTTTATAAATATGGGCGAGTTGTCTTGCCAGATGAAACTAAATTAAATTCCGAAAACAAGTTGAATTTAAAGTTTGAGTATGATATACTAGAAAACAATGGGATACCAAAAGAGAAGTTTGGAGATGACTTCTTTAAATTGCTAGGTGATATCTTGTACCACATTATCATTGTCCAAACACCAGACGCAGAGGAAATGAATGAATCAGACAATAGAGAAAACAACACTATCGAATCTAGTATTCAATGAGGATT